GATAAGTTTCTCACCTGCTTTAGCATTACCACCGACAATGGAACCAATCTTAGCTGGCCCTGCACCGTATAGGAATGCGTAAATAAACGTCTTGGCTTGATCCCTTGTTTGAAGCCCCGCAGCTTTCTGATTCTGCGTATGTACATCAGTACCATCCTTCGATGATCCTTCAGTGACCGTCTTAACATAGTTGTCATCCTTCATATAATGTGCAAGCATACGCAGCTCAAGGCCACTAGCGTCACAACCAACCAATACGTTACCGCCTTCCACAGTCCAACACTCTCTACATTCTTTTCCATAGATGCTACCTGAATTAGGAATCTGTGCCATGTTAGGACTACTGTGTGTCATCCTGCCTGTAACAGCTCCGTTAGTGATAACCTTACCGTGAACTCTACCGTCCTTACCTACAGCTTCTAACCAGCTTTCAATCTGAGCTACTCGTTTCTGTAGCATCAGGTATTCAGCAATCATCTGAGCTTCAGGAATCTTAGTGACATTAGCCAGCACTGTCTCATCGACAATAGGTTGACCTTTATCTGTAAACTCCTTAGGCTTCCAACCTAACTCCATCAGCTTCTCTCCGATCTGCTTTCTACTTCCGGGATTGAAAGTATCAACGGAATCTTTGATGGGCCTTCCATTTGTCTTGTGGAACCTTGGAGTGATGACTGGAGGCCATCGCTCTTGCATCTGTTCATATATTCCTGCCATCTTTCCTTTGATGTCAGCAAGTAAGCAAGTTGTGTATGGTAAGTCAAGCTTAAACCCTGCCCTTTCCTGTTCTGAAATGATTGCAGCTACCTTATGTTCAAGATCAAGGCTTTCTTGTGAAAAGTCTTTCTTAGTGAATTCATCAGTAAGATGCCTATAAAGATTACAAGTGACCTCAACATCCCTAATGCAATAATACTCCAGAAGAGCCATATGAGGAACGTTAAAGCATTCACCTTTGTACTCCTCTTGTCTGTCCATTAACCATTCCCAGATCCTTTTGTAGTCAACCTTCTTGATCCCGCCCAGTCTCTCTCCCCAAGCGTCTAAGCTGTGACCGTTCTCTATTGAAGGATTTAACAACCTGCTTGCTATCAACGTATCGCACACTTGGCTCAAGCGAATCTTCGTAGTCCATAGCCGATTGAGTATCGGAAAATCGAAGCTTATTCCGTTGTGGGCTACTATCAACGTAGTGTCCTTTAAATACTCCACGAGGCTGTTTGCTGCTTTCCATACGTTAACTTCTCCAGTGTCAATATCCTTAGTGACTACCATCCAGATCGTGTTGTGATCTAATGTTGTCTCTATGTCTAGAACGATACGCTTCATATTCAACTTTCAAGTCTTCATAGTGATGGATAAGTAATTGATACTTGTCTTGCAACTCATAGTACTTACTCTCCAGTTCTAGCATTCTACCTGCTATCTTGTCAAAGTCAATCATTTTTTCATTCCTCTGATAGCGGCAGCGCATTGTTCTGCTTCATTGCAAGAATTGTCATCTTTGTCAAAAAGACTTTCACACATCTTTGCAGCCTCTTCTAAAACCTGATTTCGTTGTGATACAGAGACAAAGACTTCAAAGTGATAAGGCTGACCCATATCTTTTAAGATTTGCTTGCCAAGATTGCTGTGCTTTTCCACCTCGTTAAAGGCTTCTTCTTCCTCGTTTGTCCAGTCAGTCATAGTTTTTACTCCTAAGTTTAAATTCAATTGAACGACACAACTTTTGATAAAAAACTTTGTCTGGTGCTGGCGTTTCATTAAGCCAAACGTCAAAAATCTCCTCATCCGTCAGCCCTACCCATGTGCGCTGTGGTTGGAGCGCCTTGAGCGCCTCTCTTGCGGCTTGAAGTGCAACAGTGGTGCTGTAAATTGGTCTTGTCTGCTCAACATGATATTCCAATGCGCTAATAAGGTCTTCAATTAGTTGTTTCATATTCCCCCTTAATGCCGTGTGCGGCTTCGATGGCTCGGGCAAAATCACGCAAACCTTTAGGTAGTCGTACAGCATATTCATCTATCTTGCTTAACAGTCTTAGCACTTCATCATCCGTCAGCGGCTTGCGCTGTGGTGGGGTATATGCAAAAAACTCAGCATAAAGAAGTTCGTCACGCCTACGAATAACAATAGAAACTCCATCTTCAGTTGTATCAGAACCTACAGAAATATCGTTTGCAGACATTGATGCGGCTCGAATATGCGCTTTTACTTGTTCGTATGTAAACGATTGTGGTGGATGCGTATAAAGCAAACAGTTTTGAGGCCAATTATCAACCAACCATGTAATGCGCCCTTCTTCATTCTTTGCCACAGGCTCATCCTTCGCTTCTAGTTCCTCAATGCGTTTAGCCATACGTTGTATTTCTTCAGTCAATACAGCTTGCGTGTCCCAGTCAGGATTGAATTCATTCGTTTCTAGTGCGGCTTTAATGGCGGTGATGGCGGCTTTCACCTCGTCCTCAGCAAAATATTTGCTTTTAAATCTGGTTCCGGGCCACGCTACTTCACAAGTTTTCAACGCCTCCAATGCAATGCGTAACGCAATATCTTTATCGTTCATGATGTCTGTTTCCCTCTATAGTTCAACTCAGTACATTCATACACAGGAGCTTCTTTCCAGTTAGGTCGATATGCACTCTTAATAACTGTCCCAACCTTTGAAGTCTCTACACCTTTCTTCTTAGCTCTGTAAGCTCTCTTGTGCATAGCTTTCTTGTCTTTGTTCTTCAAAGCCCACTCACGATCTCTAAGCCTACGTTGTTCAGCTCTCTGAGCAATAACTTCAGGAGCAACTTTAAGATCAATCATTCGTTGCATCCACTTAGGAATAGCTTTACTGTTATTCATTTTGCAGCCTCTAAGTACAATCCTACATTACCTAAAGCATAGCCTACAAAGGCAACACCTAAGCCTACATTACCTTTTAAGAGTAGGTCAATAGCTACAACAGTGTAGACTACTCCTACTACAGCGATTAACCATGCACTCATTTGTTATCCCCTCTTGCTCGGATTGAGTCAGCATAGGATTTCACATCTGGTGCATTACTCAGACTTACTAAGTGTTTTGCACAAGCGTTACGCTCATGTTGTGCTATTAACTTTGCAAATCGTTCCAAAAACTCAGGCATACCGCCAAGTCCCTCTGCCCAACCAAGACCTGCCTGTTTAGCCATCTCAATGATTTCATCTTGTGTCATAACGTATCCTCCTGCATTTCCAACATACGTCCAGTCTCCATGTCATACTTCAAAGTACACGCTGGGCCTGTATAACCATTGTAACGATTCTTAGCCACTGCAATCTTAGTCATGTGTCTCTCATTCTCATCCTCAGCCATGCTATTACGTTCCAATGTAATCACAGCATCTGACAGCTGAGCAATTGAGCCTGAACCTCTGAGCTGCGACAATGATACTGACTGTCCATCTTCATGTCCTGCATTGCCTTGAGGTCTACGAAGGTGACTTACACAGATCAAAGTGATCTCCAACTCTTGAACCAGTGTACGAAGCTTCGTCATCATATTGTCAATCACTTTACGCTCGTCACCAAGATCATTACCAGATATAGCAATAGAGATATGATCCAAGAATATGACACGACAGTCACAAGCTTTTGCCATATACCTGATCCTATTGGCGATATTATCAATGTCAGTGCTGCCAAAGTGGTCAAACAAATATATACGATTTGTCCCCAGTGTAGCGTCGAAGGCATCTTTAAGTTCCTGTTCAGTTGTCGGTGTATCAGGTAAGTGCAACAGCTTATTAGCGTGCAACGACATGATACTTCTAGCTGTCTTACGAGTTGACTCTTCGAGGAATAACCCTCCAATGTTCCACTTCGTAGTGTTCAGAATGTTAAACAAGATCTCACGTAAGAATTGACTCTTACCGAGGCCTGAGCCTGCTGTGACTGTGACTAACTCCGATGGACGCATACCGTAGAGAAGCTTATTCAAGCCCTTCCAAGGGTACATAGCCTCAGCCTTAGCCTCAGGTTTAATCACTTCCTCCCACAGTGAGGCAGCATTGATAATTCCATCAGGAATGTAAACCTCAGCTCTCCACCACTCATTTACAAACTCTTTAGTAGCCCCAGCAATTAGATAATCACAAGCATCTTTGTAGCCACTCAAATGCTTAACAATCTTAGCCTTCTGTCCGAACAGTTCAGCTACCTCTTTAGAAGCCTTCTTACCCGGCTCATCAGCATCGAAGCAGATAACAATGTTCTCGAAGCTGTTTAACCATTCATATTGAGCTTTACAGTCCTTTAGAGCAGCTTGAGCACCATTCCTGATACTTACTGAAGGCCACTGGCTACCTGTGAGCTGGTATCCTGCCAAGGCATCAAGTTCTCCCTCATAGACGGTGACGTACTTGCCACCTGCGTGAAAGAGCTGTTGACCGAACAACCTAGCATCTTTGAATGAGCCAAGAATGCTGAAAGTTTTATCTGCCACTCGTCTAACTTTTGAGGCGATAACTGTTCCGGTATCGTCAGTGTAAGGATAAAAGTGTTGTCCATTGTCTTGTGTTACTCCATATTTCTCACACGTTTGTAATGTAATACCTCTGTCAGGTATTGATTTAACATTTCCTTTAACTTCTAACATAGGTGATGTTACCTTGGTTGATTTTCTGTTAACTGCATCTTGCTTAACTGTGAAGTCATCATATTCATTCTCATGATGTGTTTCATGACAGTTAAAGCAATAGGTGTGGTTGTCATCGTATAAAGCACCTGCGTCTGAGCTGCCACAGTACTCACAGGGTATGTGCTTTACAAACTTTGACTCAGGTTTCTCTTTGCGTACTACACTAAGCTTCATCACAGCCTCCGTCTGTTTCATTTAGTACCCTTTCCGTGCCAAGGGCACTCCTAAGGCCTTCAATGGTCTTTAGAGCTGTTTTATCAGGGTATCCATAGTAGATGTCCCCTCTGAGCTGAAAAGCTGTGAAATCCTCTAACATGGACAATGTCTCAGCTAGAGTCTTAAGGCTTGCATCACCTGAGAGTGTGTTAGACGGGAAAGGCCAAGGCTTTTGTGGGTCAATGTCAGTCATTATGGTTTACTCAGTATCAGTTTAATCATAGTTACGATGAAGACAAATAAAGCCATCATCATGATAGTGGATCATCAACGGGTGAGACATAACTATCTTCACCTAAGCGTTTAATAACGACATCAGTTACATCAGCCATAACTCTGTCACGTCCATTATTCATGATTAAGTCAGCCATACTGTCAATGACAGACCAATACCAACATTCATACTTAACGACATCAAGCTCACTATTATCGTCAATAAGTTCTATAGACATAAATTATCCTTTCAATGGGTTATAGTCTATTTCGTATTATGAAACTTCAGCACTTTAAAGTTACTTTATAAGTAATTATATAAAGGTACTTTAATAGTGTATTTAACTTCTATGTAACTTCTATGGAACGTCTTAGTTCCTTTGTAGTTACTTTAAAGTAAGGGTAACATACTTTGTACAGATTGTCAATAGTCTCCTCTGTCTATACTGTCACCAATGTGACTATCGTTGTCTTCATCTTCTACACTGTCGTCAATGTCATCCTCAGAGATCAAGTCTCTACGGTCTTTGGTGGGCAGATTAGCATCCATCTGTACAGTTTTAAAGCATTGTTGACAGAGATCAATAAACATACCCGTTAAAGCGTGCTTACGTGTAGCTTCAAAGTCAGTCAATAGTTTGTCACAGCAAATACATTTCATTATTATTCCTTTACTTCAATCAACTCAATGTCTTCAGGGTCGTAATCTATTGCTGCATACAGCATCTCAATAGCCATGTCTTCATCCCATGCCTCTACCCAAACAATTTCATCTTTGTCTAAACGAAAACAATATTCATTCATAGTTTATTTCCTTTTAAAAGGGTTAACTGTACTCCATGCGGCTAAGTGAATAGCCTTCCCATCAGCATCATAACAGAGGCTGTACATTCCATCAATGTGTTTGAACCATAACAACCCAATATGAGTCTTTATAGGTGTCTCTTTAGGGACATCATACAAAGGTTTTGAGGGTTGTTCAATCCAGTCTTTTAAGTCAATTTCTGATAACATTTATACATCCTCGCTTTCTAAAGTCATTTTAAATGTTAACCCCGCACCCATCGTATGAAAATAATTACGTATAGGTTCTATAATGTTTTTAATGTCTGTTTCACCCATTAGACAATCAAAACTAAAGGTTATGATAGGTTCATCGTCTGTCTTAGAAAACCCTTGAATTAAGCCTTTTGTGTAGTACATGGCTACCTCGCTATTAAATGTTGAATAAGTCTGCTTAAATAGGCCTTTAAAGCCTTTCTAGGTACGTTCTAGATCGTAGTCAATCCCTGCTTGAGTATCTAGCTCTTTAAGATACTTCTTTCTAGCCTCATATTCTAGGTTTACCCACTGATCGTCTGACAGTACATCATAGACGTTAAAGCCCTCATACAGTACATGGTTAAACTCTACTGGGTCTCCATATTCATCAATTTCACATGAGACAGAGACACAAGCCCTACTGTCTGACAATAGCGTCTGAAATTCAAATGTTCTAGTGTTGCTCATACATCCCCCGACCTGTTATTGCAATCATAAACATGTCCGCATGTTCTTGATGTTCTTTGTCTGTCATTGAGTTATAAAAATCTTTTACTTCATCTTGATATGTCAATAAGAGAAGCTGATAAAACAATGCATGATGATAATCTTCTGCGTGTGCAGATTCAAACATGTGGTAAAGATAAGTATTCACCATCTGCTTCAAGTAGTACAAGTCTAATGCTTTTGATGATTCATTCATGGTTTAAGTTTCCTTTGTATGACAAGTTTATAAAGGTTAGCAGGTTGACCCTCTAATGTGTTGTTATCTGCTAGCCAATCCTGAGCAAATGATAACTTATTAAAGGTTGCAACGACAATGCCTGAGGATATGCTTACAATTTTATACATCAAGTGTCCCCTTAATAGGTGTTAGACGCTGTACAGATTGACTTAAAAGCCACTTGTCACCTAATAGACGCACTGAGCGGATCCACTTGCGACGATAATCCCTTCGAACGTGCTCAGGTACATCGTAAGACTTGAATAGATCACGTGAGTGTTTTAGTAGTTTAGTATTCATTTATTTATATCCTCTTCGTCAATGTTAAGAATTGCCAATATAGCCTTGACTCTATCAGCCGATAAAGTTAGCCACCTAGTTTCTCCACAGTCACTTCTAAGCTTTAGATCTACTGTATCCTCATTGCCTAGCTTTTTGAATTCGTGATCGTAATATGTCATTTTACTGTTTCCCTATATAATGTTAGCTCAGGCTGTAACTAGCTTATCGCCTACGTATGTCTTACCTTTTTTAGTGTATACAGCTACACCTAAGGCACGCAAACGGCTCTTAGTGGTCTTTGTAGGCCATTGAGCCAATGTAACTGGGTTATAGTCAACCCTATCCATTGAGTATGTATAGGTTGCAATGTGGTGACCGTGTAGATATATCTTAGCGTGCTCAATACGTGCGTGCATAAGTTCGTTTAGTTCTGTCAAGTATTCCACCCGTGAATTGTCAATAGTGCCTGACTTTTTAGCTTTGATCAGGTTCCAGATTTGTTGTTCAATTTTACGCATCATGTTTCCTTAGTAGGTAGGCCGTAGCCTTGGGTTACTGCGACAGTGCAGTGCATAGCAGTCTGTCACACTGCTACACAATAGGCTGTCACTTAGGCGACTAAGATATCGAAGTAGGCTAAGGCTCCGCAGGCCAGTGCAAGGCCTAGTAGCACAGCTGACAAGATATCATAAATTGTTTCTTTGTTCATGGTGGTTATACTCCAGCGTGCACATACAGTTGATGATGTGCTTCTACTTCATCGTCATACTCAGCGATGTATTGAAACTCATAATTATCTATTTTCTTTGCCAGTGCCCAGCCTTTGCGTACACTATCAGATGAATAATATTCAACCTCTGAAAGAACATAGTCGCCTTCCCTGCTGACAATGTGTCCATATCCAATTTCATTAATAGCCATGATGTTATGTCCTTTAGTTAGACACTAGCACTATTGCTCTTGTCTTGCCCTCTATTATCCAGCTCTACCTTACACGAACCTTACAATCACAATATTTTTATCATCTTTACAAAACTTTACAATACTGTAAGCTTTGTAAGGTGATATTGATTTAAACGGCTTTAGAGCGATTATTTCAGTTTTGCATACTTACCCCTTGGAGAAAGTTACTAACACCACAACTACTACTTATCCACAGTTGTAACTCTTATATAAGACTAAAACCTGTGTATAACTTTGGTTTTGTGGTCACTTATCCACAGCCTTGTGTATAACTTGTGAGTAACTCTTTAGTTAGGGTTTATACTAGGTAGTGCTTTATAGGTGCTACATTGCCATTCACACTTGGCCTAGTTAGTAAACTACTAGTTAGTCAACTAGATGTGGATAACTTTGTAGCTTGTGGATAACCTGTGGATAACTTTAGAGTGACTATGTAAGTGAGTACTGACTACAAAGTTACTGGGGGGAGGGGTGACTGCTTAGTGATTACTTTTGCGGGAGCCTACAAAGTACACAAAAAAGGATAAATAGGACTAAGTAGTTATAACTTATAACCAATTGATCTACAAAGAAAAAGTAGAACTATAGAGTACAATCTAGACACCCTGAGAAAGGGGAACTTTAAAGGTCTTAAAAGTAGCGTATAAGAATTAGAGTGTAGACTCTAAAGTGAACAAAAAAGTAAAATAAATAAGAAAAGACTTGACAAATAGACAAAGATAGTGTATAATATTCTACATAGGAAATAATTGTGTTTACTAAGAAGCCTGACCCCACTTCTTAGGTTGACTGAAATGTATAGCGTAAGCGTACACCTTGGAAAGGGAACATAGAAGTTAAAGACACTATTAAAGATAATTATTATAAGTTATTACTGTTAATGTTACTTATAAAGTAATTAATATTAATAATACTATTATAAGTACTTATAATATTTATGTCTATATAACATTTATGTTAATGTCTTAGGTACTTTATAGTACTCCACTTAAAAGTCTCCTTCGTGCTGGAAGCACTTCTATAAAGGACAAAGACGAGCAATGACTAAACCAACAGGTAATAAAGTAGGACGTACCTCTAAAAGGGAACTAAAAGCTATCACTGAAAATCGTAGTGTCGGTAGACCTAAGGGTGATGCAGCTATTATCAATGAGTATAAGCTTAGGATGCTTAACTCACCTAAGAGTGCTAAGGTTCTAGAAGCTATTTATGATGCAGCTCTTAATGATGAGCATAAGAATCAAGCGGCAGCATGGAAGTTAATTGTCGATAGGATTGTACCTGTCAGTGTGTTTGAAGCTCAGAAGGCTGGTAATAATACCCCTACTGTGTCGATCAACATAACAGGTTTAACGTCACCTACAATCAGTACTAATAGTGATGAGGTGATAGATGTCTGAGTTAAACTTTCAACTGCTTAAGTGGCAGCAGAATGTCTTTAAAGACACCACTCGCTTTAAAGTAGTCGCTGCAGGTCGAAGGTGTGGTAAGTCAAGACTGTCAGCAGTATCGTTACTGATTGAAGGTCTTAACTGTCCAGACGGGTCAGCTGTGATGTACATAGCACCTACCTTAGGGCAAGCTAGAACAATTATGTGGGACTTACTGCACGAGCTAGGTAGACCTGTGATTAAGTCTAGCCATGTAAATAACTTAGAGATTACTCTGATCAACGGTAAGAAGATCTTAGTACGAGGAGCTGATAATCCCGATTCTCTGCGAGGTGTTTCCTTAATTTACGTAGTGCTGGACGAATGTGCCTTCATAAAAGAGGATGTATGGCAAAAAATCATTCGAGCTTCACTGTCAGATAAGAAGGGTAGAGCTCTCTTCATCAGTACTCCTTCAGGTCGTAATTGGTTCTACGATACTTTCAATCTAGGACAAGACAACCAAGATGAAGAGTGGAAGAGCTGGCACTTCACAACGCAGGATAACGAGACTATTGATCCTAAGGAGATTGAGGCTGCAAAGCGTACATTGAGTTCCTTTGCATTCAAGCAAGAGTACTTGTCTAGTTTCGATACAGCAGGTGCTGATGTCTTTAAAGAGGAATGGTTTAAGTTAGCTGAAGAACCTCAGTTTGGTAGTTACATTGTAGCTATTGACTTAGCAGGTTTTGAAGAGGTAGGTAAGAATGCAGGGGCTTCTAAGAAGAGGCTAGACGAGACAGCTATTGCAGTTGTTAAGTTAGAAGATAATGGTAACTGGTGGGTACACAAGATCCAGCACGGTAGGTGGGACATCAGAGAGACTGCAGTTAACATCTTGAAAGTGATCAGAGACTTTCAACCTACAAGTATAGGTATTGAGCGAGGAGCATTGAAGAATGCTGTGTTGCCATATCTTAATGACTTGATGAGGAAGAATAACATCTATGCTCACATACAGGATTTAACTCACGGTAACAAGAAGAAAACTGATAGGGTTGTCTGGAGCTTACAAGGTCGTTTAGAGCACGGAAGGATCACCTTCAATGAGGATGAGGACTGGGATGAGTTCAGAGATCAATTAGTTATGTTCCCAACAGCCGGTGTACATGATGACTTGGTAGATGCTCTCAGTTACATTGATCAACTTGCTGTAGCTTCATACAACGCTGACTACGAAGAAGATGAGTGGGAAGTTTACGATAAGATTGCTGGCTACTAAGCTTAAGGAACACTAAAGATGACAGTTAAACGAAGTAGTGAAGAATTTCAAGGTTATAACAAACCTAAGAGAACTCCCGGACATCCAAGTAAGAGTCATGCAGTATTAGCTAAAGAAGGTGAAGAGGTTAAGCTTATTCGCTTCGGACAGCAAGGTGTTACAGGTAGTCCAGATGGTTCAGCTCGTAATGAATCCTTTAAAGCTCGTCACGCTAAGAACATTGCCAAAGGTAAGATGTCAGCGGCCTATTGGAGTAACAAAATTAAGTGGTAACAAGGAATACAATGGCTTTAACTAACAATCAGTTTGACGATAAAGAGAATCATAATACCTCTTTTGATGAACCTACGCAGGCTGAGAAGGAACTCACCTCGTGGGTAACTCAGCACATCACTCGCTGGCGTGATCACCGTGATGCTAACTACATGGACTTGTGGTTGGAATATGAGCGTGTCTTCCGAGGTATCTGGGCTGCTGAGGATAAGACTCGTGAGTCTGAGCGTTCACGTATTATCTCTCCAGCTACTCAGCAAGCTATTGAGACTCGTCACGCTGAGATCATGGAAGCTATCTTCGGTCAAGGTGAATTCTTTGACATTCAAGATGATGTACGTGATGTTGATGGTAATCCTCACGACATTGAGCAGATTAAAGTTCAACTGCATGAGGACTTTAAGAAGGACAAGATTAAGAAAGCTATTGACCAAATTGAGTTGATGGCTGAGATTTATGGTACAGGTATTGGTGAGATCATTGTCAAGACTGAGAAGGAATACATTCCTAAGACTCAGGCAATTCCCGGTATTGCTAATGCAGCCGCTATTGGAGTTGAAGAGAAAGATAGAGTTGCGGTCAAGATTAAACCAGTTAACCCTAAGAATTTCCTTATTGATCCTAATGCTGATTCCGTTGACGATGCTCTTGGTGTTGCTATCGAGAAGTACGTATCCATTCACAAGGTTGTGGAGGGGATTGAGCGAGGGATTTATAAGAAGGTCGACATCACCACTGCTTCGGAGGATGAAGATCTAGAGCCTACACAGGATCTGCAGAACTATCAAGATGATAAGGTTAAGCTGATCACTTACTACGGTCTAGTACCTCGAGAGTACTTAACTGATGGTGAAGAGGAAGTTGAGTACGAGGAGTTGTTCCCAGAAGGTACTGCAGCTGATGAACACTGTAACCTCGTTGAGGCTATTGTCGTTATCGCTAACGATTCAGTTCTGTTAAAGGCTGAGGCAAATCCTTACATGATGAAGGATCGTCCAGTCATTGCTTACCAAGACGATACAGTTCCCGGTCGCTTCTGGGGTCGTGGTACAGCTGAGAAGGCCTACAATATGCAGAAAGCTATTGATGGTCAGCTACGTGCTCACATGGACTCATTGGCATTGACTACAGCTCCCATGATTGCCATGGATGCTACACGTCTGCCTCGTGGTGCTAAGTTTGAGATTAAGCCCGGTAAGGCTATCTTGACCAATGGTGCACCTTCTGAGATCTTGTATCCCTTCAAGTTCGGTCAGACTGATGGCAATGCAGCTGCAGCAGCGCAGAACTTTGAGCGTATGTTGTTGCAAGCTACAGGCACAGTTGACAGCGCAGGTATGCCATCTAACGTTCCTCGTGACGCAGGCGCTGGTGGTATGTCTATGGCTATGGCAGGTATCATCAAGAAGTACAAACGTACATTGAGTAACTTCCAAGAAGACTTCATGATTCCGTTCATTAACAAAGCTGCCTTCCGTTATATGCAGTTTGACAGTGAGCGTTATCCAACAGCTGATATGACATTCGTACCTACAGCTACTTTGGGTATCTTGGCACGAGAGTTTGAACAACAACAGATGATTGGATTGTTGCAGACACTAGGCCCTAACACGCCAGTACTGCCATTGATCCTTAAAGGCATCCTCCAGAACAGTTCTCTGTCTAACCGTGGTGAACTGATGAAGGCTTTGGATCAGATGTCACAGCCTAATCCAGATGCTCAGAAGGCTCAGCAAGAGCAACAGATGGCTCAGATGCAACTTACAGCTGCTCAAGTGGCAGATCTACAGTCTAAGGCTCAGAAACAACAAGCTGAAGCTCAGAAAACTATGGTTGAAGCTCAGATGATCCCTGAAGAGCATCGAGTTAAGGTCATCCAAGCTGCTGCAACTAACATTGATCAGAGCAGTGACTTCGATAAACGCTTGAAATTGGCTGACATGATGCTAAAAGAGAAGCAAGTTAACCTGAAAGCTGCCGATATTTCATCAAATGAGCGTATTGCAAGCCTTCAAATGATGAATAAATCAAATAAATAACAAAAAAGCTTGACAAAGTGTTGTTTTTATGCTACAATAATACTATTGTTTAAGCATTTAATGGAGGGATAAGCCAAATGGCCCCTGATTTACAAAAATATTACGAAGAAACCTTTAATACGATGAGTACTAAGGGTTGGGAGTACCTCATAGAGGACTTCGAAGAGATTAAGGCTAGTTTAAACGACTTATCAACTGTCACGGACACACAATCTTTATATTTCCGTAAGGGACAGTTAGATATTCTTGAATTAGTTTTAGGGCGTAAAGCTGTGTGTGAGAAGGTATTTGAGGAATTGCAGGAATGAAAAGACTGTACGACTTCAAATGTCCTAATGATCACATAACTGAATCGCTAGTTGATAGTGATCATACGACAGCCAAGTGCAAAGTATGTAGTAAGGACGCTATCAGGCTCGTTTCAGCTCCAAGTATCGGTTTAGACCCTCTATCAGGGGATTTTCCCGGTGCTACAGCTAAATGGGCTGCTGTGAGGGCTGATAGGCTCAAGCAGGAACAAAAGAGAGGATCTGAGTAACATCAGGCAACCCTAGGTTCATAATATAAATATCCTGTAATCCCATGTGGACAGGGAAAGGTTAGGTATGGCTTTAATTGATAATGAGGAACTAAGCGGTAGCAATAGTGAACTCGATGCTGAGGATTTTAAGCAACAACAGCAACAACAATCCTCAAACGAACAACAAACACCACGAGCTGAACAAGCAGTTTCTGAGATCCCTGAGAAATACAAGGGGAAGAATCTTGAAGACATTGTTCGTATGCACCAAGAGGCTGAAAAGCTCATTGGACGACAAGCTCAGGAAGTTGGTGAAGTTAGGCGTTTGGCAGACGAGCTTCTAAAGCAATCATTAGCTCATAATAACGTTAAGACACAACCAAAAGAAGAGATACAACCAGAGGTAGATTTCTTTGAAGATCCGCAGAGTCACGTTAATCGTGCTGTAGCGAATCATCCTGATGTGTTGGCAGCTAAACAAGCTTCAATGCAACTTAAGCAGATTCAGACACAAGCAATGCTCGCTAAGAAGCATCCTGACTTTGCAGATGTTGTACGTGATGGTGAGTTTATTGAGTGGGTTAAAGCTTCTCCAATGAGGCTTAACATCTACGCAATGGCTGATGCTCAGTATGACTTTAATGCAGCTGATGAACTGATCTCTACATTCAAACAGATTCGCACATCTAAGACACAACAAACTACTGAAGCAGGTAACGCTGTTCGCAAACAGAATCTGAAAGCAGCTGGTGTTGATGTCGGTGGAACTGGAGAGTCTTCGAAGAAAGTATATCGACGTACCGACCTTATCCGGTTACGCATGACTGATCCCGACCGATATGAAGCCTTACAACCAGAAATTATGGCTGCATACTCTGAAGGTCGAGTGAAGTAAATTCAAACACAAACAAACACAAATCATTAGGAGATTTATAAAATGGGCTTAGGTACAAATCACGTAACAACCACCACCGGTGCAACGTTCATTCCAGAAGTATGGAGTGATGAAATTGTAGCAGCATACAAGAAAAGCTTGGTAGCTGCTAACCTAGTTAAGAAGATGAGCTTCAAGGGCAAGAAAGGTGACACCGTTCACATTCCAGTGCCTACACGTGGTTCTGCTTCTGCTAAGGCAGCTTCAACTCAAGTTACCTTGATTGCAGCTACTGAGTCTGAAGTTACTGTTGCTATCGACAAACACTATGAGTACTCACGTCTGATTGAAGACATCGTTGAAGCTCAAGCATTGTCTAGCTTGCGTCAGTTCTACACTGATGATGCTGGCTATGCTTTGGGTAAGCAAGTTGATACTAACTTGGTTCAATTGGGTCAACAGTTCAACGTGTCTACAGCTGGTGCTGGTAACTTCCGTTATGCTGGTGCTTTCATCGGTGGTGACGGTTCTACCGCTTTCGACTACACAGCTAACACCAATGCTGGTAACGCCTCAGCTTTGACAGCTGCTGGTATTCGTCGCACTATTCAGCGTCTTGATGACAGCGATGTTCCTATGGACAATCGTTTCTTCTTGATCCCTCCTTCAGTGCGTAACACCATCTTGGGCTTGTCTGAGTTTACCACCTTCAACAGCGTTGGTGAAGCCGGCACTGCTAACAGCATCCGTAACGGTATGATTGGTGACATCTATGGTGTTCCAGTCTATGTTACTACCAATGCTGACTACGCTAACAGCGCTGCTAACGGTTCTGGTACTAACATTGGTCGTGTGTGCTTGATGGCTCACAAAGACTCTATGGTGTTGGTTGAGCAAGTTGGTGTCCGTTCACAGACTCAGTACAAACAAGAGTACCTCGGTACATTGTTCACTGCTGATACTTTGTACGGCTGCGCTGAGTTGCGTAACTACGGTGGCGTTGCCCTCGTGGTTCCAGCTTAATAGCTGAACAGGTTCCCCATACTCAAAAGGTGTGGGGAGCCTTTTTAATGTATTAAACCTAGTACATCAGAAAGGTTAACAATATCATGAAATTTAAATGTAAACAATCAGGTAACACAGTTGAATTCTTCCAAGAGCACGAGATTGCTGAGATGCGTAAGCACGAAGGATACACTGAAGTACCCCCAGAAGCTCCTAAACCTGTAACATCATCAACATCAACGAATAGTAAAAAGGTAGCTAAGAATGAGATCAGTATCAGTGGGGACATTGCTGACGGCAGCAACTAAGACTACAATTTATACCGTTCCTACTGGCTATTATGCTAAGTGGAATCTTTGTTACGTTGTTAATACGACAGGTAATAATAAAGCTATTGATGCTATCTGGTACGATGCTAGTGCTTCTACTGAGATCCATGTACTAGACAACTATGTTTTAAGCCCTACTCAGTTTATTAAGTTTGATGGCGGTGCTTATGTTGTACTTGAAGAGGGTGATCAAGTACGTATGGAGTCAGAGTCTGGCTCAACAATGAACACTATTAATACATTCGAGTTATACAGAAAAGGTGAGTAATTATCATGGCTATTAAACCCACTAATACTTACTTTACTGACTTTGAAGACAATGGTTTGTTCAGTGGTGAAGGATCTCTTATAGCTGATATGTTTGTAGATATCGTGCCTGAACTGGCTCCAATGACTACAGCAGCTGTGACTGCGGCTTCTCAGCCTACTCCTGTAGCTACTCCAGTTGTTCAAGCGCCAGCCAATCCTACAATAGATAACTTGATTCAAGCTTATCAACAACAAGGAGCTACGACAACAGCAGCCACGAATGAAACTGATGCTGGTACACAGTACAACACAACTCCTAATGATTTAGGCGGTGGTTGGATGGCTTGGGAGAAACCTGCTGAAATTACTGGTTATCAAGGTCAAGGTGAAGACGCTACTCCAATTACTGCTAAAGCTGAGTTGGGTGGTTTTAGTCGTAAAGAAGGTGATTACGTTAACTTCTACGACCTTTCAGGCAACTTAGTTGATCGTCAGAAGTGGAACGAAAGTGCTCTCACATCTGCATGGAATGACTTAGGCCCTGTTGCGATGGCTGCTCTTACAATGGGCGGCGGTGCTGGTATGTTAGGTAATGCTTTGTTTGGCCTTGAAGGAGCTGCCGCTGCAGCCGCTGGTGGTGCTTTAGGCGGAGGTGTTAACGCAGCTATTACAGATCAGAATATTTTGCAAGGTGCTTTAAGAGGTGGTTTAAGTAGCGGACTTTCTGAATATCTTAAGCCTGTATCTTCAGCTGCAGATGCTGACTTAGCTGGTGGTTTGATTCCTGAGTACGGTACTAACACAGCTTATGATCAGTTCATGTCATCTGCTATGACCCCTGAAGCTAGTACAGCTATTGCAGACCTAATCAACGCCCAGCAGCCTACAGTAACTGTAGCACCTGTAGTTGAAGCCCCTCCAGCTTATTACACACCGCAAATAACTACTCCAAGTCCTGTTGATTACTCTTTGAGCAATACAACTGCAGTAGCTCCTGAGACTAACATGGGTGGTGCTCAAGGTCTACAGCCCGGTACTGCAGCTAATCTTGCTGATATGGGTGGCGGGCAAGGATTGACTATTAACTTAGGTGCTCCTTCAGAGACTTTAGCTGATGCTTTATCTACCTTTGGTGGTGTCAATCCAGCTAATCTTTCTAGTATGGGAGGAGCTCAAGGTCTAACATACCAGACACCTACAGGCTTGGTAACAGAAACTGCTACATTGCCTACAGGTATTCCTAATGTCTTAGATCGTATTCTCAGTGAAGGCGGCATCAATACAGCTACTAACATTGGATCAGGTATCGGAACTGAATTAGCTAATATAAATACTAATGTGCCTACACTTGAGTCTGTAACACCAACTACTCCAGTTACTCCTGAGAGTAAGAGTTTATTAGATAGTCTAACACCTTCTCAAGCTGCTAGTTTACTTAAAGGTGCTCTAGGTTTGTTTGGTGCTCTTAGTGCTGGTAAGACTTTGAGCGGTGGGGGTTCTACAGCTCCTAGCGTAGGTGCTTTACCTACACAGGGTATTCCATTGAACAGTCAAGATTACTTCAACGCTATTCAACAGAACTATAACACTTTGTTACCTACACTGCCTCGTGATGTGGCTACACCTTTGTCACAGTGGTACAACACTCAATATACAGGGACTTAAGTAATGTCTATTTATCGAGGCCCGGGAGGAGCTGGTGATGCTACTAACGATGCTAACAGTCAAGCTGCCTTAGCTGTACAGAAGGCTAGTGAAGCTACTGCAAGTGCAGCCGCTGCAGCATCATCAGCTACGGCAGCATCTACATCGGCTACAGCAGCAGCTAGCAGTGCATCATCAGCATCTAGTTCAGCCAGTGCTGCATCTACAAGTGCTTCCAATGCTGCTACGTCTGCCAGTACAGCTACAACGAAGGCTAGTGAGGCTTCTACATCAGCTACTAATGCTGCTTTATCAGCAACTGACTCAGCTGATAGTGCTACTGAATCTGCATCGTCAGCTAGTGACTCTTCTGACAGTGCTACCGAGGCTGCATCATCAGCTTCTGCAGCGTCTAGCAGTGCCAGTGCAGCGAGTACTTCAGCTAGCAATGCAAGCACCTCAGCAAGCTCAGCTAGTACTTCAGCCAGCACAGCAACGACTAAAGCTAGTGAAGCATCTACATCAGCTACCAATGCAGCTTCAAGTGCTACAGCAGCGGCTTCTAGTGCATCTGCAGCGTCTACTAGTGCTTCATCAGCATCCTCTAGTGCGAGCTCTGCAAGTACTTCAGCTAGTTCTGCGAGTACCTCAGCCAGTACAGCAACTACTAAAGCTTCAGAAGCTGCTACGTCAGCTACCAATGCAGCTACATCAGCTACTAACGCTAGTAACTCAGCAAGTTCAGCTTCATCATCAGCTTCTAGTGCTTCATCATCTGCTAGTGCAGCCTCTACGTCAGCTTCTAATGCTGCCTCTAGCGCCACTGCAGCGGCTTCAAGTGCTACAGCAGCGGCCTCTAGTGCTACAGCAGCAGCTGCATCAGCTACAGATGCCTCGAATGTGCTATCAACTTCTGTGAGGCTTACAGGTGATCAAACTGTAGCTGGTATCAAGACTTTCAGCTCTAACATTGTAGGTTCTATTACAGGCAATGCAGCTACTGTGACTAATGGTGTTTACACTACAGGTACTTATTCTAATCCAGCTTGGATTACTTCTTTAGACAGCTCTAAACTAACTGGCTCGATTGCCGGAGGGACATTTTAAATGGCAACAACTATTCTGACTAAACGCAGCAACACAGCCTCAGCTGTTCCACTGGCTGCTGATTTAACTAACTCTTCAAGTGGTGCTGAGTTAGCTGTTAACACGGCTGATAAGCGACTGTTCACCAAGGACTCAGGTGGTACTGTCGTAGAGCTGGGCATTAATCCATCTTCACTGACCTTGTCTGGGGGCACAGCTAACGGTATTCCGTACTTGAATGGCTCTAAAGTTGTTACAAGTGGCTCTGTGCTTCAGTTTGATGGTACTAATTTGTTGGTTGGAGCTACGTCTTCTAGTTGGTCTGCAACAAATCGTAGAACAATTGAAATTAGCGGTACTTCAAGTTCTTTGTTGGGCATGAATGTTGGTGGGTTGACTTCAGGTTATTTGCTACATGATGGAAGTACTTTAAGTCTTTTCAACAACACCTCTGGTTCTTTGGCTTTTGGTGCTTATGGCTCAGAAGGTATGCGCCTAACCAGCACAGGTCTGGGTATTGGTACTACAAGTCCTACTTTTGCCGCTGGTGGTGGAGTGCAAGTAAAAGGTTCTGGATTTACTAGTGTTCGTGTAACAAGTGGCGCATTAACTGGAACAGACTTTTCACAAGATTCTTCTGGTGGTTATCTGTATGTTCGAGATAACCTGCCGTTAATGTTTGGAACTAACAACACAGAGCGTGCCCGTATAGACTCAAGCGGTCGCTTTCTAGTTGGTGCAACTTCTACATATTCAAATGCCACTAAAGCAACATTCCAAGGCGTTCAAACAGGCGGTGGTGATGCTGTAGTTGCTATCTATAATTCAGAAAGTTCTAGTGGAGATTCTTCTCCTCCTCTTGCGCTTTACAAGGCAATGACCACAACATCATCGTCTGCTCGTTTTGTGCAGTTTTATGCAAATGGAGCAGGAACTCCAATGGGTGGTATTGTTGGTAACGGATCATCTAATGTTCAGTTTGCAACTCTTTCTGACATTCGTGAAAAAACAAATATTCAACCAATCAGCGGTTCATTAGAGAAAATCAATGCTTTACGTCCTGTTAAATTTGATTGGATTGCTGATGGCTCTCACGTTAACGCAGGTTTTGTTGCACAAGAAGTTGAGACAGTTTTTCCTGAGTTTGTTGTTGAGAACATGGCAAATGAAGGACAAGAAGCACGAAAAGGTCTTACTGGAGGCATGACAGGTGGCATTGTTGCGCATCTTGTCAAAGCTATTCAAGAACTTAAAGCAGAATTTGATGCCTACAAAGCATCTCACCCTTAAACTCTAAAGGAAACTAACATGACTATCACTTGGAAAATCAACACCCTCGAAAGCAACACAGCAGACGGATTCGTAACTGTTGCTCATTGGCAAGCTACCGCAGTAGATGGAGAACACTCTGCCTCTGCCTACGCAACAGTCTCATGGGCTGAAGGTACTCCTACAATTCCATATGCCAACCTAACAGAAGCTACAGTCCTTAACTGGGTGTGGGAATCTGTTGACAAGGAAGCTACAGAGGCTTCATTGGCTGCTCAGATTGAGTTGCTGAAGAACCCTGTTAAGGCTACTGGTACGCCTTGGAGTGAATGATTGTGATGACAGATGAAGTCACTCACGAACATATCTATAACAGACTATTAGCTGTAGAAGCTAAGGTAGATAGTTTAGACAAGAATACTCAAGAGGTTGTAAAGGCATTCAATGCAGCTGCAGGTGCTTTTCAAGTTCTTGAGTGGATTGCTAAAGGTGTCAAGCCTCTGATTGTTATAGGTGCTTTCTTCGGAGCTATTTGGTTAGCTCTAGACAATAAACTACACGGGAATTAAAGTATATGGTAATGCCTACAAGAGGACAGCGTACAGCTAAGAATAAGATGAAGAAAGTAATGGGTGAGTACAAAGAAGGTACTCTCCACAGTGGCAAGGGTGGCCCTGTAGTTAAATCTAAAGCTCAGGCAGTTGCGATTGCTTTGAGTGAAGCTGATCGAGCTAAGAGAAAAACTGGTAGAAACAAGAAGTAAAGGAACAATAAATGGCTACGTATTTAGACGTTGTGAACAATGTGCTCAGACGCTTGCGTGAGCCTACTGTTTCCTCAGTTAATGATACTGATTATTCAGCTATGTTAGGTGTGTTTATTAACGATGCTAAGCGTGAAGTTGAAGATGCTTACGATTGGAATGCGTTATCGGACACACTGACAGCTACAACTACTGAAGATGTCTTTAACTATGTTCTAGTAGGTTCTCGTACTCGTTTCCGTACCATTGATGTATTCAATGAGACTCGAGAACTTGAAATGAGCTACAGACCTACAACTTGGATGAATAGACAGTTCATCATTGTAGATCAGCAGAAGGGTCAGCCTCAACACTACAACTACAACGGTGTAGATGATAATGGTGATACTCAAGTTGATGTGTATCCAATTCCAGATGGTGTGTATACATTACGCTTTAACTTGACGATCCCTCAGGCTGATCTGGTTAACGACAATGATCGTATCTTAGTTCCTGATCATCTAGTAGCTATGTTGGCTCACTCTAAAGCTATTGCTGAGCGAGGTGAGGATTCAGGTGTGTTGTCTTCAGAGGCATATCAGATGTACAGACTTGCTCTTGCAGATGCTGTTGCTATTGAACGTAACCACTACGATGAAGAGATGACTTGGGATTCAATCTAAATGTCTGAACAGCTTCTAACTACAACTATTCAAGCCCCGGGCTTCATGGGTTTGAACCTTCAGGACTCTTCAGTGAGTCTTGAGAATGGTTACGCCACTGTAGCTACTAACTGTGTTATTGATAAGTTTGGACGTATTGGTGCTCGTAAAGGTTGGGCTACAGCTCACACAGCATTGGCAGCTCTGACAGGTTACAATGTTAAGTGTATTGGTGAGTTGATTGACAATACAGGTAACTCGTACATCCTAGCTACAGGACACAGTAAGCTATTTAAACTGGTAGGGACAACTCTGACTGAGCTGACCTACGGAGGTGGTGGCACAGCTCCTACCATTACAGCTGATGATTGGCAGATGGCTCCGTTGAATGGATGTCTATATCTGTATCAAGCTGGACATGATCCTCTAGTGTTCGATCCTGCGGTCAGTACAACTACTTATAGACGTATCTCTGAGAAGTCAGGCTACTTAGGAACTGTATCTAGTAACAACTGTGTGATCAGTGCTTATGGTCGTACATGGAGTGCTAATAACAGCACAACTAAGAGTACTGTACAGTTCTCAGACTTGTTAGCTGGTCATGTATTGAATACTGGTACATCAGGTACTTTGGATGTATCTCAAGTATGGCCTGCAGGCTCAGATGAGATTATTGCACTAGCGGCACATAATAACTTCTTGATTATCTTTGGTCGTAGACAGATATTGATTTACGCTAATGCTACAGATCCTAATAACCTAACATTATCAGATGCTATTACAGGTATTGGATGCTTTGCTAGGGACTCAGTAGCTAAGACAGGTAGTGATATTGTCTTCTTGTCAGATACTGGTGTTAGATCTCTGATGCGTACCATCCAAGAGAAGTCCGCTCCAATGCGAGAGCTTAGCTTGAATGTTAAGGATAATCTGATTCAAGACTTAGCTGGTGAAACTGCTTCAGACATTAAGTCAGTATATTCAGACAAAGATGCCTTCTATCTGTTGTCTTTACCGTCAAGTAATACTGTCTATTGTTTTGATATGCGTGGACAGTTACCTAATGGGGCTGCTAAGACTACAACGTGGGATAATATCACTCCTACAGCTTTCTTCTATACCCGTAATAAGGATTTATTGCTAGGACAAGAGAGTTATATTGGAAAATATTCAGAAAACCTTGACAATACCTCCAGTTATAAGTTAAAATATTACACTAATTACTTTGACTTTGGATCCCCTACAGCTTTAAAGATACTTAAGAAAGTTAATCTTACATTTGTGGGTGGTAATGGAGCTGATGTTATTATTAAGTATGGCTTTGATTACAGCCCCAGTTATGTCTCTAGAGTTATCCAACTTGGTGACATTACAGTAGCTGAATACGGAGTAGCTGAATATAACATTGGTCAGTATACAGCAGGTGTAGTGTACGACAATAAGAAGATCCATGCCAGCGGCTCAGGTAATACAGTACAGATTGGAATGGAAACAGATATAAATGGTTTTGAAATATCCTTACAAAAACTTGATTGCTATGTTAAAGCAGGAAGGACTCGATAATGAGTAACTACACCAAAGCAACGGACTTTGCAGCTAAAGATGCCCTATCAACAGGTAATCCTGCAAAGTTAGTTAAAGGCACTGAGATTGATACTGAGTTTAGTGCTATTCAATCAGCTGTTAACTCTAAGGCTGATAAAGCTAATCCCTCATTCACAGGAACGTTGACAGTAGTGGATATCACTATGTCAGGATCATTTACAGGAACATTAGGTGGAGGTACATATTAATGGCTGATTGGACAGATTTAATTGGCCCTTTGTTGGGCACTGCAGGTAGTGTATACTCAGCTAACCAAGCTGCCAATGCTACCACTAACGCTGCTAACCAAGCTGCACAGGCTGCACAGTTCCGCCCTGTAGGTATCACTACAAGGTTTGGTAAGTCAGGCTTCCAGTATGATCCTGCAACAGGTCAACTCACAGGTGCTGGCTATCAAGTAGCTCCTGATGTTGCAGCTATGCGTGAAGGCTTGATGGGCTTGGCAGGTACTGGTCTGAGTCAAGCTCAGCAGGCTCAAGCTCAGCAGGCTGGTATCACTCAAGCTGGTCAAGGTCTATTCAACTTAGGTCAGCAGTACGTAGCTCAGACACCTCAGGGTGCAGCTCAGCAGTTCATGAATCAACAGAGGCAGTTGCTAGCTCCCGGTCGTGAACAACAACTAGCTCAATTGACTAACCAACAACAACAGCAAGGTCGTTTAGGCCTAGCTACTGGCGGTACTACAGCAGGTTACACAGCTGGTGGTCAAGGCTTGCAAGCTACTAATCCTCAGATGGCTGCTTACTACAATGCCATGGCTCAGCAGGATGCTCAGTTGGCAGGACAGGCTCAACAAGCTGGTCAGCAACAAGTTACATTCGGTCAAGGTTTGTTGTCTAGTGGACTGGGTTTACAAAACGCTGGTTATGGTCTTCAAAGTGCAGCTTTAGGCCCATACTCAAGCTATATGGCAGGTGCTACAGGCTTAGAGAACCAAGGCTTAAATGCTCTGACACAAGGATCAGCTTTGGGATCATCTATTACAGCTGGCTCTACTAATGCAGCTAACATTCAGAACAGAGCAGCTCAGACAGCTATTGAATTACAGCTTGCACGTAACAACGCCATTACAGGTGGTCTATCAGATCCTATCAGTCAGTTGATTGGTGGATTGACAGGTTCTACAGCTGCTAAGTCTGCTAATACTAATGCTGCTTTGAGTCCTTACTTCACATCTATTGGCTACGGTTCTTAAGGAGAGATAATGGCTACAGCACCACAAATGGGTTTATTTGGAGGCGTAGGTACTCCTGAGGAGATGCAACGAGCAATGGCTGAGCAGAAGGCTATGCAGTTTGCTACTATGTCTCCACAACAACAACTGTCATACAATATCTTTAAGAACACTAGCAACCTAGGTCGTGGCTTAGCAGGTGCTATGGGTGTGGATGTACAAGATCCTGCAATGAAGCGAGCTACTATGCTTCGTCAGTTGGCATCACAGTATGACACTAATACTCCTGAAGGCTTGCGACAAATGGCTGCAGCTCTTCAAGGTACAGATCCTGAACTAGGCTTCCAGATCTCTCAACGAGCTGATGCTTTGGAGTTGTCTAAGGCTAAGATTGGCTCTGAGAATGCATTGATTAAGCAACGTGAGCGTGAGAAAGCAGCAGCTGATCCTTTCCAAAAGTTAGTTGAAAAAGGTGTTTACACTCCTTCTAGTTTAAAGGCCTTCCAAGAAACAGGTGATGTTAGTGACTTGAAGTTTAAAGAATCAGACGCTAAGACAACAGTTGTTAAAGCTGACGGTAGAACAAAACTAATTAACTCTCAGACTGGTGAAGTTATTGCTGATATTGGTGTTGCAGGTAAGACATTAGAAGAGAGCTTAGGTTCGGGTCTCAGTAAGCTAGGTGAAGTCATGGTAGGCGCTCAAGCTAAAGCTGCTGGAAGTAAAGGCGGTGAAGTTGTAGGTAAACAGTCTGCTGAGATTCAAGGTAAGTATACAGCTATTGAATCTATTGATGATGCTCTTGATATGGTTAAGAAAGGTATTTATGCTGGTGGTTATGGCCCTGCAATGGAAGCCACTGCTAAATACACTAAAGGAGCTGTAGGATCTCAAAAGACACTTGAAAATACAGAGCAGTTTAGAGCTTATATTGGTGATGTCGTTATTCCTCGTCTACAAGACTTTGGTGGTAATGACTCAGTTGAAGAGCTTAAATACTTACGTTCTGTCTTAGCTGGTGATACAACACTTGAGAAGAAATCTATTGAAGGTGTTCTTAAACGTGCTAAGCAAAAGATTGATGTAGGTATTAAACGAGTACAGGCTCAGCAGGAAGCTGTAACAGGAGGTAAACCTCTGCCTACAGGCCCTATGACTAAACCTATAAAGTGGTCAGATTTAAGTAATTAAGGAACAATATGGATATTGAACTCCCAAACGGTAAGATTATTGAAGGTGTTCCTGAAGGTACTTCTAAAGCTGACATTCAAGCTAAGGCCATTAAAGCTGGCCTAGCTACAGCAGCTGACTTTGGTATTCAGACTCCTAAGCAAGCACTTAGTGGTTTTATGCAAGGTGTTATGGACCCTGTGTATGGTGCAGGTCAGTTAATGGCTAAAGGAATGCAAGCTGTAGGTTTCTTTCCTGAGCAAGCTAAGGCTTTTGAGCAACGTGTAGTTCCTCAACGTGAACAACAGTATTTAGCTCAACGTCAGGCAGCTGGTGAAGAGGGTACAGACTGGGCAAGACTTGGAGGTAATATACTGAGTCCTGCTAACTTGCTTGCAGGAGGTGCTGTAGGATCTCTGGTTGCTAAACCCTTGGCTCAGGCTGCAGCTATTGGAGCTACTCAGGGAGCTATTGCACCTGTTACCGACACTGAAAACTTTGGTGAAGAGAAGCTTAAACAGACTGCAGGTGGAGGTGTGTTTGGCGCTGCTGGTGCAGGTTTAGTTAAAGGTGCTGGAAGTGTCTTAAATCCTTTAGCCTCTAAAGCTGAGCAGACAATGCGTGATCTAGGTGTCAAAATGACTCCCGGACAGATAATGGGCGGTCAAGCTAAAGCATTTGAAGAGTTTGCTGAGAATCTTCCTTTGGTGGGTTCTTATATATCTAATGCTAAAGAGCGTGGTTTATATTCTTTTAATAAAGGAATCATTAACAAAGCTCTTAAGAAGATTGACGATACCCTACCTGAAGATGTTATTGGTCGTGATGCCGTTCAACACGCTAATACAGCAGTCTCCAACAAGTATGATGAAGTACTTGCAAAGATGGACTTTAAGTTAGATTTCCCAACTTATACAAACATTCTTAAAGTAACTCGTTCACCTAATCTAGCCAGTGCTCAACAACGTCAAGCTGTAAAAGATATTGTAGATGCAACAGTGTTTAGTCGTCTACCTAAGGACGGTAAGATTGATGGATCAGCTTATAAAGACATTGAATCTGACTTGCTTAAGAAAGTAATCTCTTACAAGAATAGCTCTACAGCAGCTGAGCGAGATATTGGCGATGCTCTTGGTGATGTACTTGATTCAATGAAAAATGCTCTACGTAAGCAGAACCCTGAGCAATCCTCTATTCTAAGACGTATTGACAGTGCTTATGGCGATATTGCAGTGATGAAGACAGCAGCAGCTAACTCAGGTGCAGCTAACGGTGTATTCACTCCTAAGCAATATAGCACAGCCGTTAGACAACGTGATATGTCTAGGAATAAAACAGCCTTTGCAGCAGGTACTGCACGTGGTCAGGATATTTCAGACGCTGGTATTGAAGTGTTAGAGCGTGATGCTAGATCTACTTTGGAAGGACGTTTAGCTACTCAAGCTTCAGGTTTGATGGCAGCTTTCCAGAACCCCGCTGTAGCTGCAGGTTTATCTGTAGGATCTCCAGTGTTGTACTCTGAGAGTGGTATCAAAGCAATGGAAGCATTGTTACGTAGCCGTCCTGATGCAGCTAAGAGGATCGGTCAGATACTCACTTCTAGGGCTACCAAAGAAGGCAGTATTACAGGTGCTCAAGTTCTTCAAGAGTACAACAGACAAACTAATCCTAGTGGTGAATAATAACTAAATAAAGGACTATAAATGATCGACCCCATAGCAGCTCTTGACGGGCTACAAAAAGCAATAGGGATGGTCAAAAAGGCAAGCAAGGTAGCCAACGATATCGGTGGTCTTGCTCCTATGATCGGTAAGATGTTCGATGCCAAGAGCGCAGCTACTAAGGCTATGCTCGAGGCTAAGACTAACAAGAAAGGCTCCAACATGGGAGCTGCTCTTCAGATTGAGATGGCTTTGGAGCAAGCCAGAGCTTTCGAGGAAGAGCTTAAGATGTTGTTCATGCAGACAGGTAAGATTGATGTATGGAACAAGATCAAGGAACGTCAAGCTCAGATGGATGCTGACGATGCTAAGGAGATACGTAAGCTTAAGGAACAAGCTAAGCGTGAGAAGGAAGCTGAGGAAGAACAGATGACTTACCTTATTGCAGGTCTAGCTGTAGTTCTTCTGTTAACTTTAGTAGCCTTTGGTATGTCTGAGATTGGTGATATGTGTGCTAAAGCTAAGTGTGGACGTTGATACTGGTCGATAGGGCTAACATATGAACGAGTACCAGAAGACCTTTGACTTAACCTTAAGAATTATTGTCTATGGTTTAGTAGCTATGTACTTCTTAGGCTTCCTTAAATTTTTACCTAACGATCTAGCTGACAAGATTGTTAACTTATTACTTGGAAAGATAGGTTTATGAGAATTACACCTTATCAGCAAAACGCTAACATGATACGTGAGTGTCAACGAGTTATCCATCAACAACATCTTAAAGAGTTTGAAAGACTAAACAGGCAAGCTGAGCTTAAACTTAAACAACCTGTAGATCCTCTAAAAACACATAAGATTGATGTTTACGTATAATAACTAAATAAAGGACTATAAATTGTTATCACTATTTTCAACCCTTGGTGGTCTATTAATATCTGGCTTGCCTAAGTTAATGGATTTCTTCCAGAACAAAGCAGATCAGAAACATGAGCTAGCATTGGCTCAGATGCAAACTGAGAGAGAACTTCAAATGGCTGCTGCAGGCTTTGCAGCTCAGCAACGCATTGAAGAGATTCGTACAGATCAGATCGCTATGCAGACTGATGCTCAGATGACTGAAGCTGCTCTGAAGCACGATGAGAAGATCCTAGATAAAGCTAGTCTGTGGGTAGTTAACTTTGTAGGTACTGTACGCCCTGTAGTAACTTATATCTTTGTATTGGAGCTATGTGCTATCAATGCTTGGATTGCTTACTATATTAGCACACACCCTGAGATTGTTAAAGACATAGATAGCTTGATTGCCATTACAGATGTGCTGTTTAGCTCCGATGAAATGGCTATGCTAGGTGGTATTATTGGCTTCTGGTTTGGATCACGTAGTTGGGCTAAGAAATGAAACTGAGCAAAGCTGGCGCTAATCTGATGCACCAGTATGAAGGATGCAGGAATAAACCTTACCTGTGTCCTGCTCATATATGGACTATTGGTTATGGTCATGTCCTATATCAGGAGCAGATCAGATTACCAATGGTAGCTAAAGATGGACAGAGTACTACAATTCGTAAAGAGTACCCACTAAAACAGGAGGACAATCGTGTCTGGTCTAAAGAGGAGATCGAGAAACTATTCGCAGATGATGTCAGTAGTTTTGAACGTGGTGTTCTTCGACTTGCTCCTGCTCTTGTTAACTATCAAGGGGCATTCGATGCGTGTGTCTCTTTTGCATTCAATGCAGGCTTGGGAAACTTTCAAAGGTCTACCATTCGTATGAAGATCAACAGAGGTGAGTGGAAAGAAGCTGCTGAAGCTTTCATGCAGTGGACTAAGGGAGGCGGTAGAGAACTTCCCGGTCTAGTTAAACGAAGGAAGGCTGAAGTAGCTCTATTCCTTAGTAGCTTCCCTGATGAAGACGGTGATAGTGAGTAAATAGTAACAGAAAAGCCCCTTAGGAGTGATCCTTTGGGGCTTTCTTAGTGGTGCAACCACGGATGTTATCAGTCTAGGATAAACGCTAGAGTAATAAATCCTATGTGTAGATAGACAACAGGTACAGGATCGTCTCCCATGTTATCTTGTTCGTCCATGATGTACAGTTGATCAGCTTCTAAGCCAAACACTAGACCAGCTTTAGTTTCAAACTCTAGAGTCATTCTACGCTTCCTTCCATAACCATATAAGGTACTGTACGAACTGTAGGAAACATTCTCATGAAGTCTTCCCTTGTGATGTCTTTACCTATGTTAATCTCTTTAAAAGGCTTACCCTCTTGTTTAAGAGTAGCCTTCAAAGATACACAAGCTGGACAGTTATCCTTTGTGTAAACTGTAATCATTAAATTTCACAGCCTCCTGCAGTACAAGCTAATGTCTGAGAACCTTCAACATTGTCGGTACGTTCAATGAACTTATCCCAATCAATACCTAAAGGCATCTTAGACACCATGTCGTGATATTCAAACTCATTGATGGACTCATAAGGTGTCTGGCGATAAGTTCCAGAATCCATAGGCAAGAAGCTCACACCTGTAATCTCATCAAAGTTATTCCATACCCAAGCTCCAACTTCAGGCCACTCATGCTCATTAACTGAGATAGTGATAGATGGCTTATGCTCTGTATAATGTCTCTGATAGAGCAACCACAGACGCAAGTGCTTAATAGCATTCAAGTCTTCACGCAGTACAGCACCTTTCTCAACTCGCATTGGGAAGCTAAACACTGTAGTACTCTCAGGCTTCATAACACAAGGCTCAGCTGGGAATCCTTGAGCTTTCAAGAAGTCAGTCAGAGGATCTTTGTTATCAGACCGTACACGACGAATAAAGTACTGACTGTGCTGAGGATGGATGCCACTAGCAGTGCCTGTAAGCTGAGAGACAGTGCCCTCTGGCTTAATTGCAGTGATGGCAGCACTTCGATTAATACCGATAGCGTCAGCAAACTCAGCGTTAGTATCAATAGCCACATTCTTCAGTCCTTCCAAGATAGCTGGTAGTTCAGCATTATCAGGGTCATTCAACAATACGTTATCCAAGATACCTGTCATTGACACACCCAACAAACGTTCCTCTTCAGTGT